AGTGCTCCATAATAGCCGTTGTCCAGCACAATCATGCCTAGAAAAGTGCTCATGTCGTCTCCCGTGGGCATCATGCCCGGTTATTAGGTTGCAAGGTTTGTGCCGGTCGCAACTTCTCTATCTTATTAAGAACAAAGTGTAAGCGCCTCTAATTCGTCCCAGTTGATAGCACGGGCGATTCTGTCGGTATCTACATACCCGGATACTGCCCTTTCGGCGTACCAATAGATATTTTCACGGGCGCACACGGAAAGGTATAGGTTCCAGCGGGATTCATCCGAAAAATTATCGTTGTCAAGTAGATAATATAGGCGGCCGGATCGCTCTTGGTCCATTGTGTCGGATTCAAGTCTGAGCCGTTCAGACAGAGCGCGGCGTATATCCAGCCAGATCCATGAGCTGAAGTCGTCTTCTTCCATATTTGCCTCGAGCTGGGCAAGGGATTCATCGTTGAGTGAGGGATAATCCCCTAACCCAAGAAACAGTTCCACCATATCTTCTGAGAGTGCGTCCAATCTAACAGCGATGCTCCTTGTCCCATAATCCTCGAAGAGTTCATAGACTCCAGGGACTGACCCGAATAGACTTAGAAACTCGTCTGTGTTTGCCCGTTCTACACTTGACCCAGAATAGTCTGAATAAGTAAAAAATTTCGGGAGATACAAATCTGTCCATTCAACAGTGTCACCAGGTTTTAATTCTCTGAAACTTCCATAAGCAATGAGGGTTTCACCGTTGGGAACAATGGAAAGGCGCTCCCAACGGTTTTCTTTTCCAATATACCGTGAGCTATCGTATCGGATAATTGAACCCAAACCCTGGGATTGGAGCGGTTCAAGGATGGCAGACAGCGCGGCGTCAGGTATTTTTAATTCTGGAATAGTTAAGGTTTGTCTCATGTCGTCTCCTGTTGGGCATCATGCCCGGTTAATAGGTTGCAAGTTGTGTGCCGGTTTTTTTGTGGGCAAGATTTAGCGGTGACGCCTCACTAGACCCAGCCCTGGCTTGCGCGGTAGCTATGAGATTTCCCATCGCCCAAGATAATATGGTCCGCTAGTGGAAGCCCAAGGGTATCGCAGGATGACCTAAGCCGGGATGTTAGTGCATCATCTTCCCTGGATGGCGTTGGGTCGCCACTGGGATGATTGTGTGCCACGACAAGGCAAGTGCCACCCAGGACTAACGCGGATCTCAGAATCATGGCGGGGCTGACAAGGACCGCAGTTTCAGTCCCGGTTGCTAGAACCTTGTAACCTATCACCTTAGCCTTACAGTCAAGCATCATCAAAACAAACGCCTCGTTAGATTCGTCCAGGTGGCAACCTGTAAAAATGGACCGCAGAACCTGGATAGCCTCGCGAGAGCTTCGGCTTTCGTATTTTTCCGTCGTTTCACAAGAGATGGAAAATGTTTTCAGGCGTACTTTATAAGTGTTCATGGTTTCCCCTGTTGGGCATCATGCCCTGGTTAATGTGTTGTGTCCCATCAAGCAATGACCGTCCGAGTCGCGCAAAAAACCTCATCTCCATCCTGGTCAACCACCCTAATAAGCACCCGCTGGAGACCGCAACTAATGGTTTCCCCACACAGTTTTGTGGCGGCCTTGATATATCCTCGCTCAGTGGTGGCCCTTGTCTCTCCCTGCGCGTCATTAGTCCCTGTTGTGATGTAGATTGTGCTAGTCATGTGATCCTCCCACGGGCATCATGCCTGGTTATTAGGTTGCATCCCTCGTGCCAGTTTGCGCCGGACCATACTGTATTTTCGCAAGGATTAGACTAAATTGTTTACCCTCAGCAGTTACATGATCACCCCTGCGGCCCAAAAGGATCGGCCTAGCAGAGACACCTCCTCAAGTCAATGCCCTATAGCGTCATCGTTCCCCAGGGAATCCGCTAAAGAAACCCCCAACCCCAGACAATCCAATGGTTACGGTGTGACGCACCAGGGCGCTCCTTGTGCCGCAGGGAGTCACTCAGACCCTGGAGCACTCGCCAGGGTATTCCCGTTCACGGGCCAGCGTGTTACCAGATCCAGGAGGTAGACAATAGGTATAGTGGGAGATGATGCAAAAAATAACACACGGCGCATTCTGCAACCACATTATGCAACATAAGATTTTTTACCATCCCCTCCTGAGGCCCCTGGAAACCCGCTCGCGGGCCCTAGGATCATATCCAATAGATAGAGAGAGGGTAAGAGGTGCTCCTCAAAAGGTGCTCCTCAAAAGGGTGCACCCCCCCGCACCACCCCGCGCACATGAGGTGGGAAAAATGGTTTACCCTCGCGTGGAGTGCTCACAGAGCGGCCGCCCGTGGTGCTCTAGGGGCCGCTGGCAAGACCCTCGAAGGCCCTTGAAAAACCCCAGGAGACCCCCCGGGGGTGATGGGGACAAACTTTTTTACAGCCGGGGGGGGGAGTTCAACCTCCTTCTGTACACGAAACAAAAACAACTCTTGGTTTACACCAAACACAGTTTAGGTTAGTATAATGGGAATTATAATGAGTTTCATTTATTAATGTAAAGTGGCATGGTCTCGAAAATCACGGGGGTGAGACCAAGAATGAGTGGTGATTTTTGTATAAGGTGGAGATAACGCGGAGGCATAATGGGGTTGAGGTTCCGCTTTAGGTTAATAAGTTGCATTTAGGTCAATAAGGTGTTGCCCGAAGATTACCTAAAGGGATGGAATAATAGAAAACCCTTATAGTGTATAAGGAAACTCGGCTCGTGTATTTTCGTGTTCACACTGATTCACTGTTCATGAATCGTGAACGGGTGTCTAAGAGGGTTGACGGGGTAGTTAGGGGAAGTAAACTAGTCTCGGGAGGACTTATGGAGGAAGAGGGAGATAAGAGGGTTGGATTTTCGGCGGCAGCTAGATTGCTTGGTTGCACTAGGCAGAATGTCTACCAGCAGGCATTGAAGGGTCGCATCCCGTGTGAGAGGGACGAGAAGGGTGGGCCTAGTATTTCCCTTGAGTGGATCTTGAACAGGGTTAAAGAGAAAAGCAGTAACTAGCGCTTTTTGTATGCATCGCATCTTTTTGTATGCCTTCTTTTTTAACCCCACAAAAGAAAGCCCCCACTGGGTAGGGGCCTTCAAGTTGCGGGTGTGTGTTATTAGACGGCAGAGAATTCTTCCTTGATGTAGGAATCTAGGTCTTTCTTTGCATCAGCGGCCATGTCGTAGATTGTGCCGCTGATCTCCCCGTCGTAAGAGAACGCATGGAACTTGTGGCCTTCGCGGATGAGGTATCCGTTCCGCCCAGCGTAACCAAGACTGGTGCGAATCCAGCGGGTTGAGTCCGTGTTGCTCATATATAATCTCCTTAAGGGGCAGACCACTCTGCCTAGTTAAGTATGATGCTTTATTGTAAACCGTCAACCTGGCGCTAGATTTTTATGCGCGATCGCATTTTTTTATATGCAGGTACATAGTGGGGGCTAATAGAAGTAATACTCAAGGTTTAATCACTTAATCTTTATGTCCTAAAGGGGGCTTCTTTTCTTTTCTTTGAATACTTTCTTTTCTTTTCTTGCCCTTGTCAAGGGGGTGGGGTGAACTTTCCGCATACCACTACCCTAGATTGGGCGTTTTTTGATCGTTTTGGCACAGACCACAGACCGCTTTAAGGATTCGTGTGGCGGGCGGAAATGATTTTGATTGTTGACGGGTAACAAATACCTACTATACTTGGTAACATTGAGGGAGAGCTATTGACTGGATCAACCGATATCATCATCCATGGAACACCCGAGTGGCATCATGCCAGGTCCCAGAGCGTATCTGGAACTGATATTGGGGCGATCCTGGGTATTAATCCATATAGGTCTAGGCTGGATGTTTTTGTCTCGAAGACCATTGGTGGGGTGGGGTTCTCTGAGAATGAGAACATGCGCTGGGGGACGCTCCTTGAACCTGTGGTTGCGAAAGAATGGGCCAGAATCAATGAGTTTGAAGTAACAGCCGGGTTGTTTGTTCAGAAGGGCTGGATGAGTGGAAGCCCAGACTTCCTAATAGATAATCATAAATGGGGCCTGGAAATTAAGACGGCGGGCTATACTCAGATGAAGTCCTACAAGGAGGGTAAGTGTCCGCTCAACTACGAGTATCAATGTAGGTGGTATATGATGGTCATGGATTATGAGAAGTGGTACCTCGCGGCCCTTGTCGGAGGGCAGAAGTTATTTGACTTTGAGTTTAAGCGGGATATGCGAATTGAACGGATGATACATGAAGAGGGAAAGAAGTTCTGGGACGAGGTAAAGGAATGGCGTTTGAACCATCAAATTATGAACCCTGCCTAAATGCGGCCCTTGCCGCAAGGATTCTGGGTGTCTGTAGGCAATCCATCTATATGGGGTGGAAGCGTAAGTCAATTCCTAAACATAATGGGGAAGTCCCTAAATGGTGGGTTCTTAAACAGATTCTCAAAAAGAATCTCCACAAGGGGGATAAGTCCCGCTTATACCAGTACATGCTTTTTTTAGGTTTTTGGAGGAATCATGGGAGAAGTCTATCCTTTCAAGCAAAACAAGAACGAACGGACGCAAAGTTATCGGGCGAGATTTAAGGATGACCCCGTGATCCGAGCAATGATGCAGACAAAACTGAAAAACAAGGTGTCTCACAAAAAGGCAAAGGCAGACGAGGTTCTGTGGAAAATTGACGGTGAAGGGTATGACCGTTATCAAATGATGAACCTTCTAGTCCATCTTGTGTCTGAAGGATATTCACTTGCTGAAATATGTGAGGACTGTGACTTCCCGACCCTTAAGGAGGTAAGGGAGTGGTGCCCAAACCACCCTGGATTTGAGCGTGATCTTATTGAGGCCGAGAAGGTCCGTGGTGAGATCCTAGATACCCTTGCACTGAAGGTTGCAATGGATAGCACCAATCAGACTGTAGCCGCCGACAAACTCCGCTATGAGGCATTATCGAAGACTGCGGCCCGATTGAACTCCAAGTTCCAGGATAAACAGGTCGTCCAGACGGAAGACAAAACCGCTCATATGACGGAAGAGCAGATCACAGAGCGACTCCGAGCCATGATGGAAGCGAACCCTGAACTTTCTGATATTATTGGTAATACCCTTGAGGATAAACCCAATGACATTCCCTGAGCAATTCGACCATCACGGGCTTCTTTATATGCGGTCAATTGAGATGATGACCGATGGTGGTATTATCCTCCAATATAAGTGCGTGAACCACCCAGATGTTGGACCTGAAATATCTGGTCCCATTATCTCCCTTTCCCCAGACAGGCGGTATGTCGAAGATGCCATGTCAGCTATTCATTTCCAGATCAGTGAGGTTGTAACCCAGCTTGCGATTCTTGGGAACCTAGAAGACAAAAAGAAGGGGGCCAAAGCCCCCCTCATTAATGCCCCTAATCTAGTTACTTCTCGTTTTCACCTGGAGGGCGAGTGATGATTCCCGCCTTGGGTTTGCCCTTCGGCTTGGTTACTTTCGCCGTGGTCGGTTTTACATATGGGTTCGCCTTCAAAAGGTTCGTCTTTTTCATTCTACTTACCCGACTTCTTCATGCCAAGACGGCAGTCTGGGTTTGTAACCACCTGCCCCGCCTGAGCCTGAGGAGCGGCCTTTGGAGTGGCCTTGGGAGCGGAAGATGCCATACTTCCAACCATTTTAGTCATTCCATCCATTTTGTTTCTCCTAGAGAAGTGTCGCAAAATACGACACGGTTTTGGGCACCCGCGTATAATGTAATAGAATGTGAGGGATAATGCAAGATATAAGCGATGCACTAAAACTTGTAGAAGCACTCAAGGTGAAGCGGGAAACCAACGCCATGCTTTACATGACACACTACCCGGAGCAGTTGGAATACCTATACGATAAAAGACGGATTGTTGTTCTCTTGGGTGGTAATAGAGTCGGCAAGTCAAGAACGGGTTCTTTTGAGGTTGCCTGTCACCTTACCGGGAACTACCCAAAGGGGTGGGATGGGGTTAGGTTTAAGAAGGCCCCTAAAATCTGGGTTGTAGGGGAATCAAGTGTTCGTGTTCGGGATACGATCCAGGAAAAACTATTTGGTGAAATAGGCAACTTTGGGACTGGAGTCATCCCTAAAAGTTCTATTCAGGTGGATAATACTAAGTCTGGGTTTAACTTCGTAATGAAGGCAGGTATCCCCCAGGCTATTGATATTGCAAAAGTATTACATAAGTCTGGAGATTATTCTTCTGTCCAATTCTTCTCATACGATCAGGGGCGGGATAAGTTCCAGGGGTCAGGTATTGACTGGATTTGGATGGATGAGGAACCCCCTCAAGATGTTTATAATGAGTGCAAAATGCGTATCCTTGACCGTAATGGATTTATTAGGTTTACATTTACTCCACTGGGAGATTCGAGTGAGCTTTATGACGGATTGATGCAGGACGAACTAATCGGGAAGCACTTCCTCCCAATGTCTGCCGCAAAGCATTTATCAGAGGAAGCCAGAGAGGCACTATTAAAGGGTTACTCTGAATCTGAGCGAGAAGCACGAGAGACGGGTGTTAGAAAGATTGGTTCATGTAAGGTATTCCAGTTCTCAGAAGATGACTATGTGTGTGAAGATTTTGAAATACCCCGTCATTGGCGAAGAATTGGGGGATTAGATGTTGGGCTTGATCATCCCACCGCCGCTGTTGCAATGGCGATTGATGATGAGGCCAACTGTGTTTATGTCTACAAAGACTATAAACGGAACGGTGTATCCCCCTTGGTCCATACTGTGTATTTGCGGAATTGGGGGGTTGAGTTCTCAACTGATCCCCATGCGTTTGACCGCGCTATCGGTTCTTTAACGACAGCCGCAAGTATCTATGAGGATGATGGGCATGGAATTAAACTCTTTAAGGCGCCCGCTGGCCCCGGTAGTGTAGATGCCTCAATCAATAAAATGAGAGCCTGGATCGGCTCTGGTAGATTTTGGATTTTTAAGACCTGCAAGGATCTAATTGAAGAAATGAGACTGTATAGAACGGATAAGACGGGGAAGATCTACAAACACTCAGACGATGTTCTTGACGCAGGAAGGTATGCCTTTATGAGTATTGATAAAGCAACTATTGACGGCAGGCGCAAAGAGAATGTAGATTTTACAATTGAAGAGTGGAATCCTTCATCAAAGTATGGTTACTAGGGAGATTATATGGACGATCATCTTAATATCCAGGTAAACAAAATCGAAGATGAAGTAAAAACCCTTATTGAAAAATTGGATGAGGACAATTCAGACTTCCTTGCTCGCAAGACGCAAGAAGAGTTTACCCGCTATAAGAGTGCCAGAATTATCCAGGAGCAGGTTTGGATCAGGGCGCACCAGAACTATAAGGGTGTTTACCCGTCCGATATGGATTTCTCTAACGGGACTAGCCGCGCCTTCGTTCAGGCTACGCGCCCTCGCGTCCAGACTGCTATATCAATGCTGATCCCCATCATCCTCCCCACGGGGGATAATGCGTGGACGATTGATGCAACCCCTCAACCTTATATGCCCAAGATTGTAGAAGCCCTTATCGCGGCCAACACCCCACCGGAAGAGATTCGCAGACAGGTGGCCTTAAAGGCCGCATCTGCCGCCTCGGCCATGACGAGCAAAGTTAGCGACGGTTTGGTTGAGACGAATTTCAACTCAATCGTAATACGGTCCATGCTTGATCTATGTCTTTATGGAACTTCCGTCATCATGGGGCCAATGGTCAATAGTAATAAAGAGATTAGTGAAGAGGATGAAAAAGAAGAGGAACCGAGCATTATCAAGACGATTGCCAACCGTGTGAAGGCTCTTATTACAGGGGGATCAAGTGAAGAAGAATATGAGGAAAAGTATTCTCCGGGCCTTGAAGTCATTAGCCCATTCGACTTTTATCCTGATCCCGGGGCTCGTATCATTGAGGAGTGTGACTCAGTCATCCTAAGAAAAGTTCTTAACAGGGCTCAGATTCGTGACCTTCGAGAAGAGGACGGCTTCAATAAGGATAAGATTGACGAGATGCTTGAGAAGTTCCCAGACGGGAACTGGAGCCCCGAGTCGTGGGAATCGGTTGTAAATACTTCTAATGATCAGATTCAAATGAATGCACCGAATGGGCGATTTGTGTGCATCGTTCGATGGGGCTATGTATCAGGTAAGGATCTTCAAAAAGCCGGGGTTGATGTACCACACGATTTACTGGAAGAGCAGGTAATGGCTAATCTTTGGGTGATTGGGAACCGTGTTATTTCCGCCAGGGTTTCCGATCTCCACCGTAACCGGGTTCCATTTTATGTGACTCCATACTCCGTTGTCCCTCATACGATTTGGGGGGCCGGGGTGGCAGAGTTTATGTTTGATAGCCAAGATGCGATCAATGCCTGCGAACGGGCCAAGATGGATAATATGGCTATTTCGAGTAGGCCGCAGGTTATTGTGAATGTGGATCGCCTCGCCCAGGGAACCAATGCCCTTGAGATTAGGGCTGGTAAAATCTGGGCCACCAAGGAATCTGAGATTAATTCTCAAAAACCAATTGAGTTCTTTGTTCCCGACTGTCGTCTGGACCAGATTAAATCCGTTCAGCAGGATGCGATGTCTTTCGCCCAGGAACAAACTGCTATGCCTAACCTCCTTATGGGTATGGGAGGGGAGGGAATCCATAACCGGACCTCTTCCGGCGCGAGTATGCAGTTTAACGCCGCGATCACCCCCCTAAAGGCTGTCGTATTTAACATTGAACAGAACCTGATTATCCCGCTTGTCACTTCAGTGGCGAGATTCTACGCTACTTTCTCGGCAGACCCACAGATCAAGGGAGATTATCGTGTAAATGCTCGCGGTGTCCAGGGTCTTATGGGGCGCGAGGCGGTAGCACAGAAGGTGGCCCAGTTTATGCAATTTGCCTCTCAGAATCAAGAGTGGGCAGGCCGGGTGGACTTGAATACCGTCTTCAAACTCATGGTAAAAGATAGTGGTCTTGAGAATGAAAATATCGTTATCCCAGATCAGGTTTATGAAGCCAGGAAGAAGGAAGAACAAGATCAACAGAACCAAATGACCACCCAACAGCAACAAGTTCAAATGCAAATCGCCAATACTCCAAAACCCAAGGCGGAGACTAGCCCCAAGGATGCGGCCCTAGAATTGGCAAAAGACGCCACACCATATCCCAAACTACAACTCGCACTTATTAGTCAGGCTATTGAAATGTTCGGATTTAACAACCCAGAAATAGACCGGGCCGTAAGCGAAAGCATGGAACTTATTGGGCTTCAACACGAGGATCAGGCCCATCAAATGGCAACCAATAGGGCCGAGAGGGAGATGCCCACACCCCTCCTGAAACAACAGATGCAACAACAGCATGATTTACAGATGGCACAGATGCCGCAGGGAACTGGACCAGAGTTAAGCCAGACTCCACCCCTAGGCACAGAGGATCAGGAGACCCCCATTGGATATTAACGAAGCAAGAAATTATATTCGAGAGTTTGTGCATACAAAATCATACGAGGCGCTAGGGGTTTGGATGGAATCAGAGATTGATCGCCTTCACGAAAAGATGGAATTGGTTAGAGATCCGTATGAACTTGGGCTTTTACAGGGGAGGATAAAAAATTACAGGCAAATGTTGCAGTTGGAGAGAGAAGTGACTAACCTTTAATTACCAGCACCCCTTCATAGGGCCTGGAAGGAGATAAAAATGAAGTTTACCGAGGAACAACTTGCTAGGATGAGTTATAAGGAGCGTGAAAACGCCCTTGAACTCATGGTGCTAGAGGAACAGATTGAGGCCCCCGCGCCTGAACCTGCTCCCGCTGAACCTTCTAAGGAAGCCAGCCCCGCGCCCGAACCCGAAGCAATCCCCGAACCCACTAAAGACCCTGTGCCGGAAGTAGCCCCGGAACCATCCTTGCCGGAAATGAGTGAGGAAACCCTGGATTACTGGAAGGCCGAGGCGGAGAAGTGGAAGAAGCGGAAGGGGGATGCGGACAGGGCCTTGAGCCCCGCCCAGCAAAAAGCCGCAAGCATGAAGAAGGAACTGAAAACAAAGGAGGAAGAGTGGAAAGAAATTGCCCTCTCTCTCAAAGCCGACCTCGAAGAACTCAAGAAGGGGCTTCAGCGGGAACCTGTTCATACACCCGCTTTCGATGATTCCCTGATTTCTCCCGAGTTTGAAGAGTCTTACGGTGATATTGCGGCAGAGTTAAAGCGTGAAGCGGGTAACTTAACCAAACGAACGGATACCACGCTCGAAAGCAGGCTCGCCGCAATTGAGGAGCGCAATAAACAGCTTGAGCGTGAGCAATTATTGGCCCAGGATACTTCATATACAGCTAACCACTATGCTCAACTCAAGGCACTTCATCCCGACATTGATGATTTTATTGATCCCAATAAGAAGGGCACCCAATTATTTGATTGGGCATCCAATAAACCATCTTATGTTAAGGATGTTGTTCTAAACCCGCTCAATTATACTCCTGGTGATGTTTCTGATGTGCTTAACCGCTTCAAGAAAGATAAGGGGGTAATCACTAAAAAGCCTTCTCTTGGTGATGTCATGGTAAAGGCGAACTCTGTTCCCAATATCCAACAGCCCCAGGAAGAAGAATATCTTAGTGATTATGAAATGAAGAACTTTGACTCATTAATGCGAACTAACAACAGAGATTCCAAGAAGATTGATGAATTGGTCCGCAAATATGAGGCCACATTAACTCGCAATAAATAAAGGAGTTTAACAAATGGCTAATTATGACTACACCTTGGGGACCGCTGGTAGCGGTCTCTACAAGACGGTCGAGAAGAATTCCCATTTTGCTCGTAAGCATGTTATTAGCTTTGCAGATGTGCTTGCGACCAAGGGGAGTGCTCTCGCCACGAACGATACTGTAGATATTCTCACTCTTAACCCCGGTGAGCGTGTCGTGAATGTGACTGCCCGCGTTATTACTGCTGGCACCGCTTCTTCTACTGTAACTGTTGGCGATCAGTCGGATGCGGATGGTTATATTGCTTCCGTTGCATGTGACGGGACTGCTGGTACTGTGAGTGGCGCCAATGGTGCTTATCTCTTCACCCAGTATGGCACTACTCCTTTCGCCGTGACTTGGGTTGGCGGGAAGTCTTATTCTGCCACCAATACCCTTCGTATGACCCTTGGTGCTACTGCTCCCCAGGCTGGTGTAGTTGAGTTCACCGCCTTCATCGAGCAAGTTGGTACTGATTCGGCTATCTAAGGAGAATGACAAATGGCTATTACTCGTACTGGTGGAAATTTCATTAATAAAGCATTTATCCCGGAAGTCTGGTCTAAGAAGCTACTCCAGAAGTTTTATGCCGCTTCCGTAACCACGGCGATCTGTAACACTGACTGGCAGGGTGAAATTCTCGGCCAGGGCAATACGGTGCAGATCCGTCAGCGTCCCGATGTGCTGGTGAATGCCAGTGTTGAAAACCAGAAGATCAACTGGCAGGATGTTGTGGATGTAAAGCAGTCCTTCACGATTGACTATGCTTTCGACGCCGCCGTTAAGGTTGGGAACATTGACTCGCACCAGATGGACATTAATGTCCAGGCTGAGCTTCTCGATGAAATCTCCAATCGTCTTCGCCTTGCGGTTGAGACCACGGTTCTCGGCTCTGCCTATTCTAGCGCTGGGACCACGCTTACCCCTGGCGCTCCCGCCGCTTGGGCTACCGCCGGTAACCCCATTAAGGTTCTTGCCGCCGCTCAGGCCGCTTTGAACATCAACTCTATCCCGGTCGAGAATCGCTGGCTCTTGCTCCATCCCTA